AGATATAGAGAAAGCGATAAAGCTACTAGGTTACAAACTGTAGATGCAATATTTAGCAGCATAGGTAGAAAACCTACTACTCGTGAAAGAAATTATTACGAAGTATTGTTAAAAGATTTAGAACAAAAACAATTTTATACTGATGAAGATATAGCAAGAATTAGTGTTGAAGGACCTGAAGTAACAGTTACAGAAACTAGAAAACCTAGTGTTGACCCTTTTTCAGAAAAACCTATAGAAATTGTAGAAAGAGAAGAAACAGTAGAGTCTATACCAGGAGAGTTTGATGCTTTATCTAGATTGCAAGAAACTATAAAAGGAGATTATGAGGGTGTTTTGTCTAGACAAAAAGATGTTAGCAGAGCAAGAAATAATATCGGCAACATTGCACAGTCAGTTATGCGACTTAAAGCACTAGGTGGATAATGGAAGTATCTCCACCAGCAATAGAAATAATACAAGATAAAGAAGTATTCAAAGAAACAGCCTATGATGACAAAAGACCTGACTATGTTTTACAGCCTGGTGATAAGATACAAGGAACACTGACTATTGGGTATGGTCATACTAATGCTGCAAGAGATAACGATGAAAAAATAAAAATAGGCGACACTGTAACAGAACAAGAAGCGTTAGAAATACTGAAACTTGATATTGCTGAATTTGAAAAGTATGTTACTAATAGAGCAAACAGTTTTGATGTTAAATTAACACAATCACAATATGATGCCTTAGTCATGGCCAGTATGAATCGTGATAAAAAAATGAGTGGTGGTCCATTGTGGAGAGCTATTAAAAGTGGTGATGAAAATAAAATTAGAGAACTTTGGTATAAAACAATAGAGGCTTCAGTAAAGGCTTATCCTGGTTTAGAAGATAGAGTAAATGAGGAATTAGATATATTTTTTGGTACATACAATACTTCTAATAAAGTACAAAAAGTAACAAAAAAGGAAATTCCTTCTGATGCTGTAGACCCAGAAAGATTGTATTTACCATCTATGGATGCACAGGGTAACGCTATTGACCCTGATACAGGTAATATAATACAACCCCCTAAACAAGATAATAGCGAAATGAATATGATGTTAAGTAAACTGTATAGCAATTTATCCAACTCTTTAGCACCTTATGCAAGAACTGAAACAGAAACACAAAGATTTGGAAGAAATGCTATAACATTTAAACCACAAACAGATAGTGATAAACCTGTAAAAGTTGAGTATGATAGTGATGTGAAGCAAAATATTAACGACATAATGACAAAAATACTAAGTAATATATCAGAAGCGTTTGGAATCAAGTAATGGCACAAGTAGTAGTTTATGGACCAAATGGAGCTAGGACAACAGCTAACACAGTATTTACAGAAGCTGATAAAGAAGCTGGATTTACTATGTCAGAGTATGACAGACTTATTGCTGGACAAGTACCAGGAAGAGAAGGTTATCAAGGTGCTACACAAACAGAGCCCTTAACAGAGAATTATCCAGGAGATTATGGTGGTGAAGATGATTCTACTCCTACTAACGAAAGAGAAAGTGTTGTAGGTATAGGCAACACGAACTATGACACGAAAGATTACTCTACTGTCGGTGAAGATGGAGAAGTAGTAATTAAGAATGAAGATGGTTCTGTATATTCACCTATAGCTAAAAGAGATATGCCTATACCAACAGGAGCAGAGTATTGGAATGTAGATGGGAATTATTACATAGTATATTTCATACCTGGAACAGGTGTTCCTGTATATTACGATTCCAGTTTAGAAGATTTAAAAAATATATTTGGTGACATAGAGTTTGCTGAAATAGAATCAACTATAAAAACTCCAACTTCATCTGAATGGTCAGGTGCAATTAGATTTGGCGACTCATTAGAATTAGCTGACCCAAACATATATGACCCCTCACAAAGCCCTTGGGTTTCTTTTGTTGACACTTTATCTAAAGAAGCAAATGTAAGACCATGGCTGAATGATGAAGAGATGTTAAACCTATTAGCTGAATCTACACTAGAAGGAAGAACTGTAACTGATGCAGAGTGGCAGTCTACAAATTGGTGGAGAAGTCATACCCAGGCAGAAAGAGATTGGTTGTTATTAGCTCAATCATCAACAACAGATTTTGCTGGTTCATTACCGGCTGATGCACAAAACAAAATTGATAATGATAGATTAGGGATAAAAAACCTAATGGAACAATCAGGTATCAATAACCCATCAGATGAATTAATAAATTGGGTTTCAGAAAAGTTTACTACTGGTACTTGGTCTGAAGCATATACTGCTGACCAGATTACTGTACTATCAGACCCTACACTAGAAGCTAACCTAGACACAGATTTAGATAGTTTTATTACATCTGGTGCTATAGATTATGACACAACTAGAGCAGGAGAATCACAAGTTAAAAGACTAGTAAAAGAAATATTAGGTCCTGTATTTGGTGGTAATCTAGCAGACTCACAAATACAAAAATGGGCAGGTATGGTTAGAAATGACCCAGATGCAGAAATTCAAATAAGAGAAACAATGATGAATATGAAAAAAGGAATCTTTGGAGAAACTTACAATGATGAATTAACCTACGAAGAAATAGCTGCACCATGGAGAGGTTTTACTACTAATACTTGGGGTGGAACAGTTGATGAATCATCTACATTATTTCAAGATGTTGTAAAAAGTAATGATGTAGGTAAAGCTACAACAATGTTGTACAATGCAGGACTTAAAGATGGTGGGTCAGAAAAAATTAAGAATGAAGTTTTGTCTAATTTAGTTGGACAATTTGGTGGTGGAAGTGTTAGGAGAATTATATAATGGATGAATTTTTAAGAGAAGCTAGAGCTTTATTACCATGGTTACCAGAATCTTTAATACAGATATATGCTGATTCATTTTCTGAAACACAAAACTCTGATATAGCTATAGCTGAAGTTAGAAAAAGCCCAGAATATAAAGTAGCTTTCCCAAAAAATGTTAGAGATGATGGAACTGTTAGGTTAAGCGAACAAGACTATGCTGCTGTAAAAGAATCTTATGGGTTAACAGTAGAAGATTATGGATTAAATGCTGAATACTTTGATGACACTTTTTCAGAACTTATAGAAAAAGGTATAGCACCTAATGAATTTAGAGCAAGAATTGAAGCAGCAAGGTCAGGTATTGTTGAAAATTTACCAGCAGTAAAAGATTACTACAGTACAAATTTCGGTATGGATTTATCTGATAATCAAATATTTGCTTCTATTATTGACCCTACTGTTGGTGAAGCAATATTAGAAGGAAGAATAACACAAGCACAAATAGGTGGTGAAGCTGCGTCTAGAGGTTTTGATTTAAGTCCAGAAGAAGTACAAGCACTAGAAAAAGCAGGACTAACACAATCACAAGCAAGACAATTATTTGCAGCAGCAGAAACAGAAGTTCCAAGATTAGCTGCATTAACAAGAAGATTTAGAGGAGCAGAAGAAGAAGTTGCAGAAGGACAATTGACAGCATCAGGATTATCTGAAAGAGAAGGTTTTGATATTGAAGAATTTGTTGAAGCACAAGTCTTTGCATCTGCTGAAGAGAGAGAAAAAATTAGAAGATTAGAGTCAGAAGAAGCAAGTACTTTTTCACCTATAACTGGACCTGCTAAAAGAGGTCGTAGGGTACAAGGTTTAATACAAGAATAAACTTGACATACTATATCTAGTGGTATAATAAAAGTATCGCATAGTGGTAGTCTGCGAATATAAATTGACTCTGCACTTCCAGCTTATAACTGGCGTGTAAGCTGCGTATTACAATTCGCCTAGTATCTGAATAGCCCAGAAGTGGCTGACAATTCAAGTTATTCATTATTTTAATTTGTCGCCTATCGCATTATATTCCCAAGGATAATGCAGTTAGTAGAAACTTGGAGTAGGAGATAACAATGGAAAACGAGATGAACGAAACAGTAGAAGAAGGACAAGGTAATAATGCTATCAAGCAGATGCGAGAACGCATCAAAGAGCTTGAAGTTGTTGAGAAAGAGTATAAATCTGTACAGGTAGAAAACGCTATCAAAGATGCAGGTTTTGACCCTGTTTCTGGACAAGGTAAAGCATTAAAAGACTTGTATAAAGGTGACTTACAACCTGAAGCTATACAACAGTTTGCTCAGGAAAACTACGGCTGGGGCTCAGAAACCCCTACTGAAGTTGACCCACAAGCTGCACAAAAAGCAAGAGTAGTAAGTAGCCAGGAAAGTTTAGATACTGTAATTGAAGCATCAGTACCAGTAGAACCTGTAGGCATTGATGACCAGATTGCACAAGCTCAACAAGATGGTGATTGGCAAACAGCTTCAAATCTCAAAGCAGACAAATTAAGAGCATTAACCCAAAAATAGTAAAGGA